TATGCCTATGGAGGATCTTGTTGCATCCCTCTCTGTACTTGCGGATAATGCACTGAGCGGAGAGTACGCAGGCACAGCACTGAAGACCATGCTGATCAGGTTGACCTCTCCAACAGATAAAGCAGCTGCTGTCATGAAGAAGTACAACATGGAGATCTTCGACTCAGCAGGTAACATGAAATCTATGCCTGCGATCATTGGCGAGTTCCAGGACGGCCTCTCAAATCTGACACAGGAGCAGAGAGAACAGGCACTCACCACGATCTTTGGTGTTCGCGCGAACCAGGCAATGCGGATCTTGATGGGGGAGGGTGCAGAGGCATACAAGAAGTACCGGAAGGAGATCACAGGTACAAACGCAGCGCAGAAGATGGCAGAAGCTCGTACCAAAGGCCTCAACGGTGCTCTTGGCGCTGTGGGATCAGCTGCTGAGACACTCGCCATTCAGTTGGGCACAGCGATGTTACCATCGGTGACAGCAGTAGTCAGAGCGTTCGCTAACTTCATTGCAGCAATTGATCCTCAGAAGATCATCGGGTTCTTCTCAGCGATCAAGGGTGGGGTTGTGTGGGTTATCGAACTCGTGAGGGGTTCAGATCTACTGCAGTACGCACTTGTCGCACTTGCAGGTGCCCTCACTGGTATGTTCGTCATGACCAAGATCATCGCCATGGTTCAGGCAATGAAGATCGCTATGCTCGCTCTGAACGCAACGATGCTGATGAACCCGTTTGTTCTTGCAGCAGCTGCACTCGTCGCTCTTGGTGCTGCATTCTTCCTTGCCTACCAGAAATCAGAGACGTTCCGTAAGATTGTCGATTCGACATTCTCTTGGATTAAGGAGAATGTACTTCCAATCATCATGGAGGTTGTCGATGCTATCCGCACACACTGGGGAAGCATAGTAGAGATTGTCCAGACGTACCTTAGCCTGGTGAGGCTCTATTGGGAGCAGACATTCGGAAGGATCCTCAATTTTGCAATCCAGAATTGGGATAAGATCCGTTCAGTCATTGAGGCAGTGCTTGGCAATATCCTGATCCTTGTTAAGGGTTATATGACGTACGTGGAAGGCGTCATTAATCTTGTGATGGGGATTATCAAAGGTGACTGGGGTCGCGCGTGGGAGGGGATCAAGCAGATTGTTGACGGGATCCTTGGCACGATCATCCGTCTCATCTGGAATACTCTGACCAAGTTGGTTCCTGCAGTGCTTGGTCTTGCTGTTGCTATAGGTAAAGCAATCCTTACAGGTATTGGGAACGGGATTGCTAGCCTTGCAGGCTGGTTGTGGGACAAGATCAAGAGTGGTACAGCATCAGCAATTGCATCTGTTGTTGGTTGGGTTGGTGGTGCAGCTGCAGCAATCGGAAGGGCAATTGCGGATGGAATCATCTCAGGTATCGCAGGCCTGCCAGGGCGTCTTGCTGGTGCAGTGAAAGGTGCAGCGCAGTCTGCACTTGATTCAGCAACAAGTTTCCTAGGTATTGGATCCCCTTCTAAACTCTTCGCTGACAAAATAGGTAAGCCTATTGGCGATGGTATTATCATGGGTTTCCTTCTTGGAACGAATGATCTCCCAGACAAGATTTCTGAGTCACTGAAAAAGGCTCTTGAAGCTGGGCGTCAGGTAGTGGAGGAATTCCAGTCCAAGTTCAAGGATGCATTCGCACAGATGGCATCTGATGCTCTCGACGCGTTCGATGCAATTACATCTGCACACAGGACCAGGTCTGAGCGTCTCCTAGATAATCTTGTGTCGAAGCATGATGCAGAGGAATTCAAGAGACGCCTTAGTGAGGCACGCACAGAACTGCAGAAGGCGAAAGACGACATGGCTTCCTTCGATGCTGCTTCCTTCTCTTCTCCAGAAGATGCACAGGCTGAACTCGACCGTAGGGAGTCAGCACTTCTGAACGCTCAGCGTTCATGGGATGATCTCATGTACGAGCAGAAAAGGGCGAAACTTGAAAGGCAGGCAGAGAAAGAGCGCACGAATTACGAGGCACGCAGAGGTATTCAGAAACGGCATCTTGAGAAAGAACTTGAAAATCTCATGGAGTACCTCCTGAAGCATCCACAGCAGCATAAAAAGACACAGGATAAGATCATCGCCCTTCTTCACTCGTATGGCATCTCCTATAGAGATGCAGGTTCAGTTGTCGGTGAGAACTTTGCTCAAGGTCTTAGAGACTCAATGGCAGCAGTTATTGCTGCTGCTACAGAGATGGCGAATAAGGTGTCTCGTATCTTGCGCACAGCGAGTCCGACGAAGGAAGGCCCGATGTCTGATCTTGACAAGTGGTGGAAATCGTTTGGATCCACACTTGTCTCAGGACTTGACAAGAGTCCTGTTGAGCGTGCAGCTCTCGCACTCGCAGGCGCGATGCAACCTACAGCAGGGGGTGGGTACGCTCTCGCAGGGAGTGGGACGTCTACAACGGGAAGTATGGCTCCTATCGTGCATCAGCACATATACGGGTCCCTTATCTACGAGCAGGACCTCAACGACAGGATTAGAGAAGCGATCATTGTTGAGGAGCGTCGAGGGCGGCCAGTGCATTGACAGTTCTCGTACTTCTTAAGTCTCCTCTTTCAGCTGGATCTGCCTCCCACAATAGGTCTGACAGTGGGAGTGGAGTTGACAGTGCAATTGTATCTGTAGATATTTCCAGCCTACTTAATGTACCTGACAGTGGTTTTGGGCTAGATCATGCTAGTGTTTTTATAGCAGGCGCTGCTGCAGGAACCCTTCCTGAGTTGTATCTTGATGTGTCTTTTAACTCCTCTGGTGGACCTATTTATACAGAAGCAGTGGCACTTGATCTCCCTACTGTTTATTACAGATTAAATGAAGATCAGAGTCTTGCATCTGTGATTGACCAGATGGGCAGATTAAATCTTGTTACTAATGGCACTATCACGCGTAATGCAGGTTCACTTCTTTCTGGGGATTCTGACTCCTCGTATGACTTCAATGGTACCACAGGATTTCTCCATGGGTTTGACATGGGATTGCTAGACTTTCCAGAAACTGTAACTGACTATGTCACGTTGTTAACCCTTGAGGCTAACATTCGTCCAGATTCTGTTACAGGCATCCGGTCAATTATTGCCAGAGGTGTGAGAACAACAGATGCACCAATCTTTGATTTTCGCCTCAATAATGGGTATCTTCAATTCACACTGGTAGCACTCGTAGATGGAGTTGAGACAACCTTTACCTATACAACAACACAGAGTTTCTCTGCTTCAACTACATACCACGTTGTATGTGTTGTCAATGAAATCTCTGTTTCACTCTATATCAACGGTGCTCTTGCTGCATACTTCCCGAAGTCATGGGTAATGATGAAGAGGTCTATCGACTCTTATCTTACAGTTGGTGCTTCAACTCAACAGGTTCCAACCAATTTCTTCGATGGGCGTATTGACGAGGTTGCGGTATACGAGCATGACCTTTCGCGTGAAAAAGTGGAGTACCACGGATACTCTCGTGCAACGAGTACTACATTTACATGGACAACTGTCTCTGATGATATTGTTGCTACGTCACGGCAGTTAGAGTTGTCTGTCAAGAGGGGAAGAACAGACATCTTCCGTGACCCAGAGACAGGCCTACTGCAGACTCGTTTACGCAACCAGGACAGGCGCTTTGACCCAGGAAATCCGTCCTCTCCTTACTCCCCTGAAGTAGCTCCTGCACGACCATGTCGCCTGCGTGCTATTAAAGATGGTTTCTCTTACCAACTATTTCGTGGTGATATTGAAGACTGGCCTCAGGACTGGCAGGGTCGTGTCAATGAGGTTCCTGTTACAGTTCTTGATGGGTTTGAGCCTCTATCACAGGCGCGAGTGAGGATTGATGCTCCTGTAGAAACAACTGGTGCACGTGTGGAGAGGATCCTTAATGCTGCCGGGTGGCCCCGCTCACTTAGAGTTATTGATATAGGTACGACCCCTGTTCAGGCATGGGTGGGGAAAGAAGGATCTGCTCTTGAACTTCTCTTCCTTATGGTAACTACAGAGTCAGGGCACACGTACATTGATGGTGAAGGTCGTGTTGTATTCAAAGACCGTTTGGCACGCGCTACTGCTCCTCTGAATGTTGTCAAGGCAACGTTCTCTAACATCCCACTGCCTGGTGAGTTGCCTCTGGTCGATGCAGATGTAGGGGACGACAAGGACCAGATCATCAATCATGTCCGCATCAAGGTGACTGACGGACCCGAGTTCATTGCACAGGATTCTGCGTCTGTTGGGCACCACAGACAGAGGTCGTACGAAAGAGAACTCCCCCTTGCTGATGAGACAGAAGCAGAGATTAAGGCATACTGGGTTCTGCAGTTGTTCAAAGAGCCATTCACTCGTGTCAAGCAGGTTGTTATCGAGCCTCAGATGGATTCTACTATGTGGGAACATGCGTTGGGGAGAGAAATTGGAGATCGCATTAGGTTCAAGATCTATCCACCGGGCACGGGTGTACTGCTCCATGACCTCCAGGCAATCATCGAGCATGTGCAGCACAGATACATTGTTGGACGTTGGACAACGACGTGGACACTGTCCCCAGCAGATGTTAACCAGTACTGGATTCTTGGCACGCATCAACTCGGCATCGACAACAAGGTGGCATACTGATGGCTTGGACTGAACCACGCACATGGGTACCTGGAGAATTTCCAGGAGCAACAGAGTTCAATGCACACGTGAGGGATAATCTCCGCGCGATCCTACCTGTAGGTTCACTCATATATCGAGTGGCGAACTTCACTTCTGTTGAGACAGTAGTAGAGAACCGTTTCCTTGAGTGTAATGGTGTTGCTGTGTCTCGGTCTACGTATGCAGCACTGTTTGCTCACTTTAATTCCCTGACACCAGCGTTGCCATTTGGGGTAGGTAATGGCACTACAACGTTCAATCTTCCAGATACAAGAGGACGTACACTAGTTAACGCAGGAACACACGCTGATGTAACTCTTGGGGGTAATGATGCAATAGCAGAAGCTGCCCGTTCACCAAGACATGCCCATGTCCTCCATTACAGTAACTTCACAGGCAACGCTGGTTCAATAGTAGCTCCTCTGTCTGCTAAGGATTCAACTAGTGAAGCACCAATTCTAACTGTTGGTGCATACAGGTCAGGTCCTACAGAAGCACCAGCACACCTTGTCGGTGGTGTCTGGTATATCAAGTACACGAGCTAAAGGGGAGAGTCAGTGACAGAGTCCTCATTCGGGCAGGGTCCAGCTACTAATCGGAATAACGAGCCGGTGATCGACCCTACAGCTAATGTTTTCCAGCTTGTTGAGGCAGCGATTAAGCGTCAGGACGATCTACGTGATGCAGAAACAGAGCGTGTGCGTGACAGGCTCAAGTCAGAAATCTCTCATCTACACGAGCTTATTGCGATCCGCTCTGAGATCGCAAACATACGAGCCAACCATGCGAGAGAGCTACGTGAGGCAGAGGCTGCACGGATTGACGCAATACGCGCGGTTGATGTGGCGGCAGTGATCCAGCAGGCACAGGCAGCAGAGACTCGCGCGACTGCACTTGCGGCACAGGTCACGGCGTCTGCTGAGGCAATGCGCTCACAGGTCGCAGCAGCAGCTGCGGCCGCTGCCACCGCTCTTGCTGCCGCACTCGATCCTGTGCAGAAGGACATTGCTGACCTACGTCGTGCTCAGTACGAGCAGGCAGGCTCGAAAGCTCAAGTCGTTGAGACTCGGAGTGCAGCAGAAGATATGGCCCCACTGCTCGCACTCGTTGAGAAACTCACGACCGCTCAGGCTGAGCAACGTGGTGGGCAAGCTCAGGTCGTTGAGTCACGAGCTAGTACGGGAGCAATCGTCGGTGTGACTGGAGGCGTTGTCGCAGTACTCGGACTCATAATTACAGTTATTGTGGTTCTTCTCTCTAACTCACCAAGTTAGGAAAGGAGGGTAGATAAATGACCAATTTCCAGATGTGGGCACTGATCGTAGGGTTCCTACTTCCGCCTGCGCTTTCCATCATCCTGCAGTCCCGGTGGTCCCAGCAAGTGCAGTCCATAGTAGCGTTCCTTGCTTGCTTGCTCGCGGGTGCAGGAACAGCGTATTTTCAGGGTGACCTGAATTTTGAGCGCTGGATTGAAGCAGCACTCGTGATCCTAGTCACGACCATCTCCACATACAAAGGCTTCTGGAAGCCAACCGGTGTGGCGCCTACGATTGAAGAAGGCACCAATCTGTCTCCGCCAGAAGCGTAAGGTTGCGTCACTCGGCCATCGACGCGACAACGTGAGACCCGGGTATTTCGCTCTCCTTTTGCCCGGGTCTCACGTTCTTTGGAAATTTATTCCTTCACAGACGCAGCGCTGTGACACAAAGACGGGCGAGTGAATAGGATGATAGGCGGAAGGTATCGCGTCCCGGCAGCGCTCGATCTGTGCAGCGCTGTGAGGTCCTGAGATTCCGCACGTCAGTTCGTCTGCACATGACGTGAGCGATCAGGATTTCGTTCTCTATCTGCACCAAATCGCGTCGTTCTGTCTTCCTCTTTCTCTGTAAGGAAGATAGTTGGATCTTCCTTCTCATCAATAGCGTTTTTACAGTCGCCCCAGTTCTCACCATACACAACGTCAGCGACAAAGGGGATGTTGTAGGTGAGTAGGTCACCCATGGAGAAGGGAGCGTGTTCAAGTGTCGGAAATGGACATCGAGCCCAGTCTGGGAGACGCAGTTCCATGATCTCACGCACGAGGTCATTCGTCTCCTTGATCAGAGAATCCCTGTTCCTGCACTCGATGAGAATGGAGTCATGGACAGTGAACAGGAGACGCTGTTTCTTCGGATCGAACTCTTTATCCATGTGGACGAGCGCGTTCAATGTCAACTGCGCAGCAAACCCTTGAATCGGTGAGTTAACGATCTGACGCTTGATGCCAGCAGATTCGTGCCGCATGGCGAGAGGCCAGCGTCGTCTGTTCCCGAGAGGGCCTTCGACGTACTTCTTGGCGAAGCAATACTCTTTGAGCACTTCCATCCATGCGAACAGATCGACGTATCCTTCCTGGAACTTAGCGAAGTATGCTGCGATTTCATTCTCACCCCAGAACTTGCCGTACTGCTCAACCAGGTTGTCCATCTCAGGACCGGTCGCGATTGATTTCCATCCCCGTCCATAAATGACGCCGAAGTTCATGCACTTGGCGAGATACCTTTCGTACTTCGTGATCTCGGACTTGGGCTTGTTGAAGAGGAGTTCTGCAACTTCCTGGTGGATGTCAGCTCCATTTCGATACGCTTCGATGAGGACCTCATCCTGAGAGAAAAGACCCGCGACACGGAGTTCCAACTGAGAATAGTCTGCCTCCAAGCAGACCCAGCCTTTGGCGGGAATGTAAGCCTTACGGATGTCGTAACCCACATGGGAGACGTCAGGGATATTTTGTAGATTTGGATTGGAAGACGATAAGCGGCCCGTCGCAGTGCCATGGAGATTGAAGTCACTTCTGACCCTCCCGTCTTTGTCTACTCGGTTGAGGATACCTTCAATGTACGTGCCGACGATCTTTGACTTGACGCGGTAGGAGAGAATGAGATTGATCAGTTTTGCAGCCGCTGGCATGTCCTTAGCGCACTGTCTGGCTAGCACCTTGAGCGTGTCCGCGTTCGTTGTGACCTCGCCCTCTTCCCTCTTGTACGCATAGCGACCTACGTCCTTCGGCATTGCGAGACCAAGTCCACCCTCATCGCCTGCGTTGTAGAGAACCTGCTTGACCTGATGCGACGAGTTCGGGTTGAATCCTTCCTCGTGCTTCTCCTCATTTATCTCTACCCAGTTGGTGTAGTTTGCAACGAGGATGCGGATCTCCTGCATCTCTTCCTCTAGCGTCTTCTGCAACGTCACGAGCATCTCTTTCAGGTACGGGAGGTCAACACGTGCGCCTGTCATCTCCATGTTCCCAAGTGCAATGGACGCTGGGATCAGATACTGGTCGTGCAGAGCGAGTAGACGTGAGGACTCAGACTGAGCCTCCTGCTTGAGGATTGGGTACAGGCGTGCAGTCGAATGGCAATCCTCTCCCATGTACCTCATCATGGATTCCCACATCACTTCCTTACGAGAGGCGTCAGGAGCGTGTTGCATAGCTGTAGGCAACGGTATGAAAGGAGCAACTGTTGATATAGCAATGTCCCTTCCAACCTTGCGTCCCCGCCACTCTGCATCCTCAGGATCTGTAGCCTGTTGCCACAACGTTCTTGCTTTCTCTGGATGTCGCTCGCAAAAGTCAATAACATAAGCCGCACGTGCTTTGTTACCCACGTCCTCACGATAGTACTCCTCAAGCCATTCGCCCATGCGCACTGATTTTGGAGGCGCGTCGAAGTACAGACGCTGCATCAGGTCAAGGCCGAGATGGCGGTAGCGGTTGAACGGACGCTCATCGAGAGCCCAACCCATCAGCATTGTGTCAGCGAGAGACGTGTACTCAAAGCGTCCGAACTTCTTGTAGAGATGCTGTGTGTCGAACTTCAGATTGTGGAAGACGAACGTCCCCTTGTACGTCTGCAAGAACTTGTGTACCTCATGGCGAATAAGTTCCTGAGGCACGACAACAGCGTAGCCCTCTTCCCCCTCTGTCAGCGCACAGAACCCGATACCCAGAATATCAGCAGGGATGTGTGGTAGCATGCCCTTATAAACAGACAGGCCTGTCGTCTCGATGTCTGTCCCAAGGAACGACGCGCCGTGCAGGTCACGCAAGAGGGAGAGATCCTTGACACGTTCTACGAGATGAATCTCGCAAGCAGGCTGAGGCAGAGGGCCCTTGTTCTCGATGAGCTTGCATGTGTCAAAGCAGATGTCTCGATAGAACTCAGGGTCCTTGACCATTGTGGTTGCTGGAAACGTGACAATAGCGAAAGTGCTCTTTATGCCTCCTTGAAGCTTATGGAGGTACCCTCTACCACGGACCTTAGAGACAGTGATACCTTTCTCATGCTCAAAGAAGCATGCTGCTGGGATCGAACCCATGCAGAGGACCTTGTCGTGTTGTCTTGCTTCGTCATGGATCTCCTTGGTCCGGGCTAGCCACTGTGCTGGTTTGACCTTCTTGACTTCTGGCTCTGTCATCGTTGGGAAGATAGCAACGTTCTTCCACTGCACCTTGAACGCCTTGAAGATCGCGTCCATTGTCTGCTGCGCGACCGATGACATAGGTCTATCTGTCAGGACGAGGATCTTCACAGTGCTGTCTCTCTGAACATCCACACATTGTTGTCAGCGATTTCTAGTTGCCTGCGATTGAGCTTCTTGTAGAAGTACTCGTCCTTCCTCTTCGGATACTCTGGCACCTTGTGCTTGTTGTAGGACTCGATGAGGTCGATGTTCGCCTCTGCATACACGAAAGGCTTTGCAGAATCAGTCGACCTGAGCCACAAGTGCTTGTTAGCAATCTCCCTGAGTGACCACAAGTCACGCATCCAGCCAAGAAGATGCACCTGGACCCTTACCCCACGCTCTAGTGCCTCGTCACGGAGTGGCTTGACATGCTCGTCCAGCAATTTCATCAGGCCGCCGTCCCACACGTTGTAGTCCTTCGATACTCCAATTACATAATCACGACGTAGAGAATACTTGCGGGCACAGTAATCATGGATTGAGACAAGATCCTTGAGACAGTCTTTCCACTCATCCTCGTTGCGCCCCTGTGGGACGTACATGAACGCTGGAGCATATGTATCTAGGATCACGCTTTTGCTCTCAAACCACTCCTCGTGAGCCGCAAGGCAGCACTCGATTGTGGCGCCTGCATCATCGAGCACATCTGGGACAACAATCTCTTGTGCATCGAGATCGAAACCCATCTTGAGTAGGGTCGCGGGATCCTGGCCTTGTCCATTCTCATGCGCTGAGTTGTCGAGCACGAGATAGGCGCCGTGTTTGCGCTCTGCTCTGTACCACTCTCTGTACGTTGCATGATCGAGCAGGTGTGCAAGGAGCAGATGGAAGTCACCATGACCGAACTGATCGAGGTGGGGAATCGGAGGTATCAGTGCGGCTTTCAACTCATCACCTCATCATACATGTGCTTAAGATGTCTAATCCTATGGCAACTAGCACACCTGAGGTCACACCTTGAAACTTCATCAAGGATAGCTTCTATTGAATGGCTCCTCATTGCACTTATACTCTGGTTTTTAGGACTACTTTCTCTGTGGTCGAATTCCATAGCTGCTGGGTGGAAGGTTTGCTTGCAGTCAACACATGGACCACTTTTGAGTTGCACTACAAGAGAAATATAATCTTTTCTCTTCTTTAGGTAGTACTCCCTACCCTGTTGGGCACACTTTTCTTTGTTGTCATGGTAGTACTTCCTAGCTTCTTCTTTTATTCTCTCTTTATGCTTGAGGTAATACCTACGACTAATTTCTTTTTGGGTAAGTGCCATGAGATTATTCTGCTTTCCACACTGAGTAAGCTTGTACTGGCATGAGTCCTTCTCTGTAAAGACGCTTGATTTCTCTCTTCACTTGGGTGAGGCACGTCTTGATCCCGAAGTACCTTGCCCACTCGTGGAACCTGTTGAGGATAGCGATCTTTGAATCAATCTCTACTCCAAGGTCACTCCAGTCAACGTTCACGAATTGACATTCTGGAGTTGGCGTCATTGCCCATGCTCTCCCAAAGGGTTTTGATAGGACGTAAGTTCGTTGCGCTCGCATCTGTATAAACTGTAGTTGGGGTGCTGAGATACAGCTGAGTGGAGCATGGAGATAATTTGCGCAACCGAGACCTCCTCCAGGTCGTTCGACACGCAAAAAATCGCAGATATTGTTACTGTTTTGATCGTTCGTGTGGATGACCTTTCGCTTGCCATTCACATGCACTTCCCTCTCTGCGAAACCTTCCTGATGCTCGACGTTGACGAACTCTGATGGCACATAATCCAACGTGAACTTCTGGCAACACGCTGTGCATCCATCTGTGCAGATGAATTTCCGGAAGAGAGAGGGAGTGATGAGTACTTCATCTACCTTGGCGCTCAGTGACACGATCCGCGAACGCCCTGACTTCAGGGTCGACTGGTAGGTAAGCGTCTCTGGACTCAGGAGTGACAGTTGGTTCAGGATCTTCTCCACTGAGTCCGCGTGCCCGACTGAGTTCTTCCGAGGTGTTTCGTTCTTTCGGAGACGCTTGATTCGGGTCGAAAATTCCATGTTCTCTATCGTCATACTCTCTGTATCTCCCTCCAACCAGCTCGTAGTGAGTAAGGAACATCAGACAACATGATGCATGGGCGAGATGATGTATACCTGTCTCTTCATCTTCGTCTTCACCCACCCACCATGCCATGAGATGTCGATTCAGTGCTGCGTACACACGTGAGTACGAAATTCCCTTTGCCCAGTTATACGGTTCGTACTTCTTGGCACCGAAGTCAAGAACCTGACTGGTCGCGAGGAGCCAGAGTGGGGAGAGGAGATCGACAGGAACCTTATCCTCATCCAATTTTGTTCCTTCTGTGAGATCAGTCACTCTTGATCTCCTCAGGCACTTCTCCAATCTTAGGGAAGGAGGGGATGTCTTTCACGATCTCGTCCCATACCTGTTGGTTGTCCACATCGAAGTTGTACTCTCTGTTGAAGATTGGATCTCTGATCTGCACCTTGTACCCTTTGCAGATGTTGTTCTCATCGAGCATGACGTAGATGCCAATCATGCAACTGTGGAAGTGGATCACCTCTTTTGTGGGTTGAGGTCTCTTTGGCTGCTCACCGAGGATGACTCCACCTGCAGGAACTGGCGCCTTCATTTGAGGAACGCTAGACATTCTTCCTCAACTCCCTTGACAGGCGTAGTGACGCATTGACTGTCTCACGTGACATGAGGCCATCCCTGTACGTGTCGAACTTGTACCTGATCGGATCCTGGACACCAAGTGACTTGAATGCCTCCAGTCGTGCAATGCACGTAGGACAGCGTCCACATGCAGGGTCGCGTCCTTCATAGCAAGACATCGTCAACTCGATAGGCGCTGCAAGATCGAGACCAATCTGGATGATCTCTTTCTTCATCGAGTACGAGAATGGACAGATAAGACGCACCTTGAAATACGTGCCGATATAGATAGCGTTCTGCATTGCTCCAATGAATTCTGGAGTGCAGTCAGGGTAAGCCCAGTTGTGTGCATCCTCACCGTGCATCCCTGCGTAGATGTAGTCGAGGCCCATGTC